GTGCATCTCATACTTGTAAACGGGCAGATGCTCTTTAATTGTACAGTTTTGTTTTTTGAGTTCCAACTGGATGATTTGGTTTTCCAGTTCTTCCAGACACCGATTGCAAATGTCAGCCGGGATAGGTTTGGGTTTTGTGATATTCATAAATACAAAAGACCCCACACTTTCAAGGTTCAACCCGGCTCCGACGTAGCCGCCCTTTACTTGTGTGAGGTCTTTCTGTTTATTCGTTGTCATTGTCGGTCAAATATCGGCACGGGGTTGAGGCGTGTTATCCGATACGCAAATATACTAATTACTTTTTACTTTGCAAAATTATTTTCAACAAATTTCTGTTGTTCCTGCTGTGCATCAGCGTAATCAATACGGCTTTGTATGGTAAAATACCACGCCCAGCCCTTTTCCCATTCATTGAATTGGTAAGTACCTTGCCTGTACGGGTTGATACCATCGTGTAGGTCAGCATCAAATTCGGCTGCCGCCTGATGGCCTTGTTCAAATACTGTGTTCATACCGCAAACATAATATAATAATTTATACTTATGCAAGTATTTTATTTAAAAGTTATCCACAATCAACAAATCAATCGTAAAAATTCCACAAACTTTGCAAAGTTGAAAAAGCACACAAAGATATATTTTGATTTTTTCGGCTATGACACCACATCGTTTGTCCGTTGTGAGGTGTGTGGTGCGGTGGCAAACGATATACACCACATTCAGGCACGTGGCATGGGTGGAAGCAAAACAGCTGACCGTATCGAAAACCTTATGGCATTGTGTCGCAAACATCACGAAATGTACGGAGATAGAAAGCAATGGAAAGATTGGTTGCAGAAAGTTCACGATTTGAAAATGAATGAAAGAGGGTGACGAAAAGCCAAATCATAACAGAGATTGCAATTTCCAAATGGCTGCCGGATTTCTGCGGAAAGGTAGGCAAGCACGTCGCATCCGATTTACAGCAGCATCTTTTACTCCTGTTATGCGAAATGTCGGAAGAGAAGATCACGAATTTACACCAGAACGGCACACTGATATTTTATCTTGTCAGGGTGGGAGTGAATGCAGTTAATGGCAACCGATATACAAAGTTTTACCGCGACCACCTACGCACAAATGAAACACTGCCCGATGACTACGATGACACCGCTGAGGATTATGATGAAAGTAATTTCAGGCGTATGCAGGAAGCAAGGGAAGCAATCAACTACAAAGAGGTGGCGTTACATTTTAACCGCTCGGATTGGTACGTTGAGAAACTATGGCTGCTGTACAATGAAAACCGAAGCATGGCGAGCATAGCAAAGGCCACCAAAATAAACTACCGTGAAATTTCCCAAATAATAAACGCACTAAAAGCCCAAATAAAAGAACGATACAATGAGCTTGGTTAATATCATATCCGTTGCCGCATTTGCGGTGTTGCTATCCCGGTACCTATTCCCACCCGTGATAAGTTTTATATTAAAAGTTGCCCGTCCTGACCGTCCAATATACAAGCCGTGGGAGTGTGGGTTCTGCCTATCTTGGTGGATGGGATTGGCTGTATTTATTCCGCTTGCCGGATGGTGGGGATTGCCGTTTGCTGCCCTGTCTGCTGTGTGTGGCTCTTTAATTGACAGATACGTATGACACCAGAACAAAAAGAAATCTGCTTACAACTCAAAGAAACCATTGAGCGGATCAACCGCACGGGAACATATCACCTCGCGGCTGATTATTATGCAAAGTTGAACGAGGTACACCGCCAGTTATATGGTCAGCCATTGCCCGGTTGCCGTAGCTGTATGTTTGATGCACTGAAAAGATTATACCGCGAAGCCAATGCCTAAAATTATTCATAGCGGAAATGCAGGGGATTTGATTTATAGCCTACCTGCAATGCGAAAAGCTGCTGAGATAAAAGGCGAAACGGTTGATTTGTACCTGCGGATAAACGTGCCAGCAAAATATGGCAATTTTTCCCATCCGATGGGTAACGTGCAGATGAATAAAAAAATGGCTGAAATGCTGGAACCGCTGTTGTGGGGTTTGGATTTTATCAATGACATCCACATCACGGAAAACGATGAAAAGGTTGATTATAATTTCGACCTATTCCGCAAGTTCCACAATTACACCGGGCATATTTCACAATGGTACTTCCACATTTATCCGGAACTGACCTGCGATTTATCACAGCCGATTAACTTTGATTTACAGCCCAGCCCGGAAGCATTTGATATTGTCCTTAACCGCACCAGCCGTTATCACAACCCCACTTTTGATTACACAGCCCTGCGACAATATCAGGACAGAATAACATTTGTCGGGTTGCCAGAGGAGTTCCGAGTAATCAGCGCGAAGCTGCCAAACATAAAACACTACCCGGTAAAAGATTTTTACGAACTCGCACAGATAATATCCGGATGCAACCTATTTATTGGCAACCAATCAATGGCCTTTGCCATAGCCGAGCAAATGAAACACCCCAGAGTTGTTGAGATATGCCCGACTGCTCACAATGTTATCCCGACAGGGCAGAACGGATATGGTGCGTGGACAATCGTTAACCTATTACAAATACTTAAAATACATGGCTAATAAGAAAAAATCACCGATAACCGGGTTTGCCTGCGAAAAGGCATTTATCAAAGGTGGTGTTCAATACTACCGCGATGGCTTGGGTAATATCTTCTGCAAACCATTAGACCAATCCGAAATGATTGGCGGTGGTAATGAGGAAATTCGCAACAACGATGCAGACAATGAAACCCGATTGCAACGTATTAAGGATATCACAGGCAAAGCAAAGCCCACCATATTGGATTTTGGCTGCGGAAACGGAATGCTTGTTGACTTTGCCAAAGGTAGAGGATTTGATGCGGTGGGATATGACCTATATCGGCCCGAAACCCACGATGCGCTCAATAAAAAATACGATTGCCTACTTTTAATAGAGGTGATTGAGCATTTGTCCGAGCCGTTTGATGAATTGAAACTGATTAAAAACCTGCTCAACCCCGGTGGCAAGGTAATGATTGAGACAAGTTTCTCCGATTGGCTGACAGAACATGACACATACATCGAGCCAAAGGTAGGGCATTGCACAATTTTCAGCCATGCCGGATTGGATTTTCTCTTTGAGAAGTTTGGTTTTAAGATAGGTAAACACATCAACAGAAACGTAAGGATTTTTGAAGCGTGATTATTTGGAACTGGCATAATGACGAATATGAACGCCTGCACTTTTTTACGGGCGGTAAAAACTTTGTGGGTGACTTCCCTCCCTATGGTGATTTGGTTGCTATGCCTGACGGCTGGTGGCTTAACAAAATAGAAAACAAGGAAAAAATCATTTTATACCCATGTGTCAAAGATACAAGTCACCTGACCGCAATGGGTTTTAAATATGCCTTTACAAAAGACAGCCACCACAAGTGGAATGGAGAAAGTATTGTATTGCCACCAGTATTCAAACACCACGAAGCAAAACCGAAAACACAAACCGCCTGTTCTGTGATACATTACTACAAAGAACGTGACCGCAAAAATCACGATATGATTGCACCGATTGGCTATCCGATTTATGGGTTTGGGCATCAGGTAAACTATGATATTGATGGCACACTTGCACAGACAAAGTTTCTCATTCACTTTAAGGAAATCGGCTATCTGTGTAACGCTGTTATAAAGGCAATGGCACACGCCACAATTCCAATCATGTCGGCAGCGACTTTTACTTATGGCTATGCTGATTATTTGACACCGGGTAAAACCTGCATCATTGCAGAAACAAAAGAGCAGATACAAGATGCCGTCAATATGCCTGAAAGCAAACGCAAAGAAATGGCAGATAATCTGCTGGATAAGGTTGAGCAAATAAAATCAACCTATTATGAAGTAAAACATAAAACAGAGTTATGGCTAAATGGGTTAAACTAACAGAGATTAGACCAAACGCAAACAACCCACGCCAAATATCGGCTGATGACTTTGCTTTGCTTAAACGGTCTTTGATGCAGTTTCCCGAAATGCTCACAGCAAGGCCACTTGTATGCTATACATCCGATATGGGTGGATATGTGATATTGGGTGGCAACCAAAGATATCGAGCATTGTGCGACATCGGTGCAGAGGAAGTTCCAATCGTGTTGGCTGACGACTGGACAGCACAGCAGCGTGATGAGTTCCTAATCAAGGACAATACCCATTACGGCAAATGGGACACGGAAATGTTGGCAAATGAATGGGATGCGGTTGAACTTGCTGAATGGGGTTTGCATTTTCCTGAAAAGGAAGAAAAGGAAGAAAAGGAAAGTTGCCCGACTTGTGGCAAAATTATCTAATAAATTAGAAAGAAATTAGAGATATGGCAAACGAACATAATTTGATACCAGCACAAAAAGGTGAGGTGAGAAACCCCAACGGCAGACCGAAAAAGTACGTTACTCTACTCAAAGAGCAGGGCTACAAATTGGCGGAAATTAATGACACTATCCAAGCCATGCTGTCAATGGACTTAGATGAGCTGAAAGAAGTGTGGCAAAACCCAAAGGCTACCATCTTGGAAAAGACCATTGCCAATGCTATGCGGAAGAGTTTGGAGAAAGGCAGCTTGTATTCCATTGAAACTTTGCTATCCCGTGTGTACGGAAAGCCAAAGGAAACGGCTGATGTCAACCAGA